GAGCAGTTAGAACTTTATAACTTGGCTGATCACCGCACTAAATACATCACTAGAGCTGAAATGGAAGCTTTACTGTTGGCTGACCAAACTGGAGCTTCAGTTCCTACAGCAACTCCATCAGCAACTCCATCAGCAACTCCATCAGCAACTCCATCAGCACAATCTAAAGTTGCTCCAGCTTCAACTATGAAACCAGCAATGCCTGATGCGGTAGAGCAACAAGAAACGGTTGCTGAAGCTCCTGAAGCTCCGGTTGCGGCTACTGGAAAAAATAATGTTTTAGAGGCGTTACGCGCTAAAGCAAAAGCAAAAGCAGCAGCTGACGCTGGTGAGTAAATGGATTTGATGGAGGAATAATATCCTCCATCAACTTAACAGGGAGTAGTTATGAGTTTGCCTTTTTTAAAGGAATTTAAAGCCAAAGTTGAAAAGCTAGATACTGTTGGGGTTGGAATTACTAACCCCAACTTTTGGTACTCAACTGGCAATTATGCATTAAACAAAATCTTGTCTGGTTCTTACTTTAAAGGTATTCCAGAAGGAAGAATCTTGGCTTTTGCTGGACCAGCAGGTTCTGGTAAATCTTTTCTTTCATCAAACGTTTTAAAGTCAGCTCAAGATGCTGGAGCTCACCTAGTAATTTTAGATAGTGAAAATGCGTTGGATGTCGATTTTCTAACAAAACTTGGGGTTGATACATCTGAAGACAAATTAACTTATCTTTCAGTTGGCACAATTGAAGATGTTAACTCAGTCTGCTCTGACTTTTTCAAAGCTTATGAAAAAGAATATGGTCGCTACAATTACAATGCTCCACGTATAATCTTTGTTCTTGACAGTGTTGCCATGCTTTCAACTAGCACTGAACAAGAAAACTATGATGGCCGCGGCGAAATAAAAGGTGACCAAGGTCAAAGAGCAAAACGAACAAAAGGCATGCTTCGCATGATTTTAACTCGTATTGCAAAGCTGCCAATGACCTTCATTATTACTGACCACGTTTATCCAGCTGACCCAATGGCTGGCGAAGGTAGTTGGGCAATCACAAACAGCACTAAGTTTTTCCCTTCAATCATCGGTCTAGTTACCAAATTGAAATTGAAAGAAGAGACTGAAGTTGTTGGTGTTCGTATGAGAGTTGAAGCATTTAAAACTCGTTTTGCAAAACTTGGTTCTAAAATTGAACTTGAAGTTCCATATTCAAGTGGTATGTCTCCATTTTCTGGTCTGTTAGATTTGCTTGAAAGTGATGGCGTTATTACGAAAGGTGGAGCTTGGTACAGTTGCCAATTACCAAATGAGCTCATCAAATTTCAACGTAAGCAATTAACTAAAGAGCTTGTTGAAAAAATCTTAACTCACCCAATTATCTTGAAAGCTGAAGGTGAGTTGTCAGAAAGTCTTGGTTCAATTGAAGAACCAGAATTAGCTTTAGCTGAAGATTCTGACGAATAGTTCTGCTATCGTAGAAATATCGTTTTAATTCAATTTTGTTTTAAAACATTTTTAATTTTTAATTTGGAGAAACCCTATGAAAAAAATACTAGAATTTCATGTTATTGAAGCAGCCAATGGCGGATTCATTTTGCAAATCAATTCAGGTTGGGAAATTTATCAAACCCAAGCAAAGTTGATTAAACGCATTCGCGAATTGACCGCCGCTGAAGCAGACGTAACAACTGAATAAGCAAGTTAAGGGAATGGAGCATTACACTTCATTCCCCTTTTCAACATACTTATAAAATATATGACATTTTTAGCTCCAATATCAACTAATCCAACTTTAGTGGTTAACTACATTGAACGCTATGAAAAAGCTATTAGCGACATTGAACCATTTTTTAGTCAGGAAGGGCAAAAATTAATCGAGCTATGTCAACGATTACCTCAAGAAACATTTAAATTTAAGCGATATTTGGCTGAATTAAAATCGATTGAGTCTCTCTTAGAGCTTCAACGAGCTGAATTTGAAGGCAAAAAATATAAAAGTTTGTTAGAAACAAATCAACGTGCCTTAGCTGCAAGAGATATCCAACAATATATCAAAGGTGATAAAGATTTTGTTCACAAAAGTGAATTAATTTTGGAAATTTCACACATTAAACAACAATTAGAAGCGGTGCTTGAGGGATTAAATATCATGCACTGGCAATTAAATAATCAAACTAAACTTGTAGTAGCTTCATTGGAAGAATATGAACTGTAAAATACATGTCTTAAATGAAGTATGGTCTGTTATTCACGGCTTAAAATCAGAACACGTTAATGTTCTATGGAAGGAATTTGGCCCTGAAGTTGAAGGCGCAAGGTTCATGCCGCTAGTTGTAATGGGTCGTTGGGATGGGCATATTAGATTTTTTGAAAAAACTGGTAAGACATATACCAAAATACTGCCTAGAATAATTCCATTTTTAGAACTTTGGGATTATGATATAGAGCTTGAAGATGACCGAATTGCATTTCCAAACCCTGAAAAAATAAATGCCACTCCATTCCCTAACAAAGAAATAGAACTAAGACCTTATCAAGTTCAATCAGTTAATTTAGGAATTGAAAACTGTGGTGGATTTTTAATTGCTGGAACTGGAGCTGGAAAATCATTAATGACGTCAGGATTATCTCATGCCTATTCGCAAATTGGATACAATGCTATCACTATCGTTCCATCATCTGATTTAGTTACTCAAACCGCCGAGTGGTATCAAATTGCAGGTTTAGATACTGGCATTTATTCTGGTGATAACAAAGATTATCACCACCAAAATGTTGTAGCAACCTGGCAATCAGTTCAAAATAATGTTAGTATTTTAGAAGGGTTTGATTGTTTAATTTGGGATGAGGCGCATGGTTGCTCGGCAAATGTTGCGCAAAAAATAATAAATGAAGCTGCAGCTCATATGCCATTTAAGTTTGGTGTCACCGGAACTTTCCCAAAGCATATTGCCAATCAGTTATCATTGCACTCTGCTATTGGCGATATTTTGATTGAAATTCCGACAGCTTGGTTGATTGAAAATAGTTATTTAGCTGAGGTGGAGATTGAAAAAATCTTAATAAAACAGAAAAATAAGGAAGAATTCCCAGATTATTCAGCTGAGCGAGCTTACTTATCGCGAAATGAAGAACGAATGGATATAATTGCTGATATTATTATTGATAAGTGTCAAACCTATGGAAATACCTTAGTACTTGTTAATTCAGTTCCATTTGGAGAAAAATTAACTTCATTAATTGAAGATGCAGTTTTCCTTTATGGTGGCTCAAAGAAAGAAGAACGAAAATTTCATTACGACCTCTTTGATAAAGAAAATGGCCTCATCAGAATTGCAACGGCTGGTATTGCCTCGACTGGTGTTAGCATTGATAGGGTATTTTGTCTTATTTTTGTTGATGCTGGGAAATCATTTATAAAAACTATTCAGTCTTGTGGACGTGGCACAAGATTGGCCCATGATAAAAATAAAGTTCATATTGTTGATATCTTCGCCGATTTAAAATGGTCAAAGAAACATTCAAGAGAACGAGATAAATGGTATACCGAGGTTGGTTATCCCATTATAAGCAAAATAAATTATAAAATATAGGAAGGTGTATTATTATCATTTTACCAGAATTTCAAAAAAGTTACTTAATTGAAAACGCTAATTCTCCAGTCGTTCCAAAATACTTTTGGGCATTTAGTGGAACAATGCTAGATTATACACTTTTGCCAATTACTTACCTTGAAGAAGTTCAAGGTGCGGCGGTCAGAGTTGAGTTCAATGAATTTGAATTTTTAGTTCCCTATAATTGGAGCATATTAGTTTCAGACCCTGACACTTTAGCGCTTGATTTTATGCAAATTGCAGATTGCGCAACAACAAAGGCCTATGCCTTAACAATGACGCCTCAAGATAGTAAATTCAGAATTTCTGAAGTGAATATAAAAGGCGTTGAAGAAGATGTATCATTAGTTTATCCTATGCTGCAGAAATATACAGCACTTTGTCACCCAATTGGTGAAATTACCTTAGATAACAAACAATCTACCACTCAATGTGTTATAATTGGTCCACACGATATGTGGAAGATTGTTAATGGTCAATTATACGGTGACCTTTTGTAGTCTGGTCTGCAACATAAATAAACCTATAAAAGTTATAGGAGTTTAATTATGTCGCAGAATAAGATTATTGAAATTGCATCACGTTATACCGGTTTGACGGAATCAGTACCAAATGCAAAGTGGGTTGGTAAAATGGCAAACGCAGCTAGTTTATCTGAAGAACTTTGCGAAAGCATGGAGCATTGTGGTTGGCAAAAAGGATGGCCTTATTGCATGGCTTTTGTTATAGCTGTCTATAATGAAGCTTATGCTGATGAACCTGAAAAATTAAAGCTGATAAAAAAATTGTTGACGCCATCGACAATTACATCATTTACTAACGCTAAAAAAGCTAAGTTAGTATCACAAACTCCAACCCCTGGAAGTATCTTCATCATGCAAAAGGGTGAAGGTGCAACTGGCCATGCTGGTATCGTCACTGAGATTGAAGGAACTATTATAAAAACAATTGAAGGCAATACCTCTCCAGCACCTACCTCAGCAGAGGCTGACCGTAATGGTGATGGAATTTATGCAAAAAGTCGTAAATTATCTTTTGCTAAAACCACTGGTTTACACCTAATCGGTTTTATCAACTTAGCTTGATTTATAAAAAATAATGATAAAGGGAATTACACTATGCTTGTCACTAAAAGAAATGGCCAGTCTGAGCCACTTGATTTAGCTAAAATGCACGCTGTGATAAATTGGGCGTGCAATGGGGATGAAAAATTTCCACCAATTAAAGGTGTTTCTGTCTCTCAAATCGAAATGACGGCAAACCCTCACTTTTACAATAAGATTAAAACTAAAAATATTCACGCAATGCTTATTAAAGCAGCGGCTGATTTAATCTCAGAAGATACTCCAAATTATGACCAAGTTGCTGCTCGACTAAACTGGTTAGCTATTCGTAAAGAGGCATTTGGCTCTAATAATCCACCGCATTTGTATGAAGTTGTTAAGAAAAATGTATCACTTGGAATTTACACGTCAGAGCTGTTGGAACTTTACACTGAAGAAGAATTCAATATCTTAAATGAAATGATTGACCATGATAGAGATGACCTTTTCAAATACGCTGGCTCTGAACAGATGCGTAAAAAATATCTGGCGCAAAATCGTAAAACAAAGCAGCTTTATGAAACGTTTCAGTTTTCATACATCTTAGTTGCCGCAATTTTGTTTGGAAAATATCCAAAAACAGAGCGCTTTGTTTATATTAAAAAGTTCTATGACCTTACCAGTCAACATTATATTTCTCTTCCTACTCCAATCATGGCAGGTTTGAGAACCCCAATCAAACAATTTTCTTCTTGCACGGTAATTGAATGTGGCGATAGCCTAGAATCTATTAAGGCAACTGGTAATGCAATCATTGACTATGCATCACGTAAAGCTGGCATTGGCCTTGGAATAGGTCGTTTGAGAGCTGAAGGTCAACCAGTTCGTAATGGAGATACTGTCACCACTGGTGTTGTTCCATTTTTGAAAAAACTTAATGCTGATTTAAAATGCGTTTCGCAAGGTGCAGTAAGAGGAGCTTGCCTGAAAAAAGGATCTGAAATAGAAATAGTTGATGAGATTGAAATTGATGGAGTTAGGTATAAACCTAATGATATGGTAGTTTTTGGAAATAGAACCTATTTGGCAAGAGACTTTATTGATTGATTTCCCGTTCTGTGATAAACAGAACTATATTACAGAACGGAGTTTTTCATTTGGAGAAGTACACTTGTAAAATATGTAATAGAACTTTTCAAACCATCAACAGACAGGTAAAACAAGCGCATGCTATATCATTAGACGAGTATTTCACCGTGTTTCCTGGTGAATACACGGTGTACACTCAATATCGGGAACGAGTGATATATCCATTATTACAAGAGAGATCTCCAAACAATATCAAGTTCTATTTGGCAAAAGGTCTGTCAAATGAAGAAGCAGAAAAAGAACTCCTAAAGCTCGAACAACATTTTGGCTCAAGAGAAGAAGCTAAAGCAAAAGTCAAAGAAGTTATTGATAGTTGTAGTCTTAGTACTATACAACGTCGACACAGCTGCTCTTTTAAAGAGGCCATTGAGTTTCAACATGAAATAATTGATAGACGATTTTCAACTCGTCTATCAAACGGGATTAGCTTTTCCTTAGAACAGCGAATTGCCGCTGAAATGTACTATTTCAATGTTTGGAGAGAAACTAATATCAGTTGGCGGTTATATCAACCAACCATTAACCCGCTCAATTTGAAACGTGGAAAACTTTATCACCTCGATCACAAGTTTAGTATCATGCGTGGTTTTCAAGAAAATGTAGACCCCGTGTATTATAGGATCAGCTGTAAACTTAGAGCTTATTCCAAACACTGAAAACTGCAGTAAACAAAGTAACTGTTCTATTACCTTAGAACAATTGGTAGAAGCTTTTTCTACTTTTTCTCAATTAACAAATAGGATTGTATATGTCTAAAACTAAGATAGTTTTACACACCCGCCGGTGTAAAATTGAAGATGCTTTTGAAGGGATGATTGTTCGTTCTTTCAATATCGAAACAGAACAAGATGAGTACAGAGAAGTTTTGAGAACTTTTGAACCTATAGTAGAGAAACACCGTCAGCATGAACTTATTCTTGGAAATGGTGGAACTATTGTAACATCGGATATTCACCCAATGCTGGTGTTTAGAGAGAAATGGATATATGTTCCAACAGCTGATGTCAAAGTTGGAGATATCGTAAAAGATAGTACTGGAACTAATATCGTGTTGGATATCAAGGTTGGTAGAGAATATGATGAGCAGTTTGCTGATATTGAAGTTGCTGGGAACAACAACTATTATGCAACGTCTAATGGTTCAGCTACTATGTATGTAGTACATAACTCTGCGACAGCTAATTATCCTGGCTGGCACCTTGAGTTCGAAAAGCTAATTGAGCTTAAAAATAATAAGGGAACTGAAGAAACTCGCATAAGAACTTTAGACTATGCTATTGCTTTAAATGGCTTTATGCTACGTCGATTAGCAACTCATGGCAATATTACTCTGTTTAGTCCAGAAGAAGTACCAGACCTTTATGAAGCATTCTACAGCCCTGATACTGACAAATTTGAAGAGCTATATTTAAAATATGAAAACTCTAACAGAGTTGCTAAAAAGACAATACCTGCCGTTGAATTTTTTGCGAAGCTATTGAATGAGCGATTTGAAACTGGTCGAATATATCTTATGTTTGCTGACACTGCAAACACACATACGCCATTCTATGAATCAATCTACTTAACTAATCTTTGTGTTGCTGGAGATACAACCTTAACAATTCAACTTTCTGATGGTTCAATACAAGATGTCTGTATTAGGGATTTAAAAGAATTTGAAAATCAATTAATTAAAGTTTGGTCACGCAACAATAAAACTGGTTCAATGAGTTTTAAACCTATTACTCACTGGGCTGAAACATCTCCAAAAGCTAAAGTTGTTAAAATAACTGATGAAATATCTGGCAAATCAATTATATGTACTCCAGAACACGAAATCTATACAACAAATAGAGGATATGTTAAAGCTAAGGATTTATTAGAAAATGATGAACTTTTAATTACATAGTATGATTTCAGTATAAATACTTTTATTGAAATTTCATTATGGAGTATTTATGCCAATTGTTTATATGATTACCAATTTATTAAATGGAAAAAAATATATTGGGCAAACGATATATTCATTAGAACATCGGTGGTTAAGACACTTATCAGCAGCTAGATGTGGTAGTAAATTTAGATTTCATAGTGCTATTAGAAAATATGGCCCAGACCCATGGAAAAAAGAAATTTTATTTGAAGCAGATGATTTATCTCTCATTAGAGAACAAGAAGAAAAATTAATATACCAACATAAAACACTACAAAAAAATCTTGGGTATAATGCAAAACCCGGTGGGTGTGGTGGTTGGATTATAAAAGATGTAGAAAAAAGGAAAATGAATCGTATAGAAGTAGGGAGTGGATTCAATAATGCTAACGCAGGAGATATTACTAATGAAGAAATTATTACAATAGCATTAGATTTCTGTGACACGTTCAACAGAATTCCAAGTTTGCCAAGTTTAAGAAAATATGCTGAAGATGAATTTAATAAGTATATTCCAAAATCTTTTTCTAACTTTAGATTTAATGGAAGATATAGAAATCTAGTTAAAATATTAGAAGAAAAAACCTCATTAACATTTAATAAATTTTTCAAAGATGGAAATCATAGAAAAAATATAAGTAATGCACAAAAAAATAGGATTAAAAATGATAAAAATTGAGTACTTAGAAGAAGAAATACCAGTTTATGATATTACAGTAGAAGATAATCATAATTTTTTTGCAAATCAAATTTTAATCCACAATTGCACAGAAATTTTACTAGCATCAAAAGAGTTAGGAGAAGACACGTCACTACTTCCGCTTTGTACATTAGCTGCAATTAACTGGGGCAAATTTAGTAAAGTTCTTACTGAGAAAGAAGAAAGAATTTTACGTGATTGTTGTCACATTGTTGTTCGTGGTTTGGATTCTCTCTTGTCATATCAAGAATATCCGGTTGATGCCGCTGAAAGAGCCACCATGTTGTATCGTCCACTTGGCGTCGGTTTAATTGGATATGCACACTGGTTAGCAAAGTCTCGTTTACAATGGGGAACTGATGATGCCTTGGCTGCTACTGAAAGGCTGATGGAAAAACAAGCTTACTATCTTACTGAAGCTTCTATTCAGTTAGCTAAAGAGTTTGGTCCAATACAAGCAAAAACAAAATACGCTGATGGTATTTTTCCGCATACATTATCAAAGAACGACGTACTACCACCGCAAATGCCATGGGACGAATTGGGTGAACAAGCTAAAACGTATGGTATAAGAAATGCAACATTGATGGCGTTTATGCCAGCTGAGACATCAGCTCAACTCTCAAATGAAACAAATGGAATTGAACCACCACGAGACCTAATTTCAATCAAGGGTTCCAAGGATGGAGCGCTCCCGCAGGTGGTTCCAGAATTTGCTAAGTTAAATCACGTTTATGAAACGCTTTGGAAAGTTCCAACAAAAGCTTATATTAAAACGATTGGTAAATTTCAAATATACGTTGACCAAAGTATCAGCGCTAATACATCATACACTCCGATTGACGGTGGCATTAAAATGAGTGAGTTAGTTGAAGATTTGTTCTTGGCTTATAAAGTTGGTGCAAAAACTTTATATTACTGTCAAACTAACGATTTATCATCAGAACAGCATGAAGACGATGGCTGTGCTGGTGGTGCTTGCAAATTATAAAAGTATACAAATTATTAAAAATTTGTTAATATGAAAGTAAAATTAATTATTTAAAAATATGAAAAAAATATCACAAAAGCATAGACAAATAGAATTAGCGTTTGGTTTACTAAAATCTGAAATGCAAAATGTCAATTAATTAAATTTAACAGCCGAATGGTAAAGATAATTTTTATGAATTACATTTATGTGAATATAAATCAAATTCACTGGATAGTTTAACATTTATAAAATCAAAAGGATATCAACTTAAATGATATTAGAATTTGATGAACCAGATTTAGTAATCAACTTCAAATCACCATTGAAATGGACTGGCGCAAAAACAAAATTAATAAATTTCATTTTTGAAAAACGAGTAACTTGTTCAAGATTCATTGAACCTTTTATGGGTGGTGGTACAGTCTTTTTAAATAGTCAATGTAATAATGTTATCGCAAATGACATTATGAAAGAACCTATAGTTGTAATGAATTCAATCAAAAATGATAGTTTGAATTTAATAAAGTATTTAAAAGAATTGAGTGATGAATTTTATGAATATGGCGATGAGAAATATTATGAATTGCGAAAGTTTTACAATTCATCGAAAAATAATATTCCTGAATCACAGCGAGCTGCAATTTTTTTAGCGTTAAATCACCATTCATTCAATGGAGTCATTAGATTTAATCCAAAAAAAGATT